GTAGATATGATAACCGGGTACGGCTCGACAGATAACATTCCTTATTATTATCCGAACAACGATGAGTACGGTATCGCGATATTTAACTCAACCAATATTGATAACCCTCTTGTAGACATTTCCCTTGCGAAGTTACAAAAGGCGTTTGGAGCAGACTATACAGGCAAATATACATTAGTAAAGAGGATGAGTCGAAAAGCTGTAATCTCCAATGACAGATTCCCATTTAGGTTTATGCTTAATCCAACACAATTTGCTCCATCAACCAAACCTTATACCTTTTCTTATTCGTTCGAAATAGCAATAAATTGCGAGGTGGGCACAGTGATAAAAGAACCCTCAATCAATATCACATATATAACGGCAGACGGGATAAATGTTTTCAGTCAATCCGAAAAGCTTGATTTTCACCTTCGTACCAAATCAGAAGAATTTAAAAACATCTATTTTAACGGGAGATATGAGTGTTTAACTTCTGACATCTATATTTTTACATTTGTAGATTTAATTAACGTTTATAACGAAACGGATAAAACGATACCTTTTGAAAAAGGTATTATCGACGCTCAAGCTGGAGGCTATATAGAATTAGATTATAGTAACCATAAGGAGGATTATTATTGGGTAAAAGACAACGATAAAGTGGCTGATTATTCAGCATCGGGTATTACCCTTAATACAGATGAAGCTCAAAAAACCGCAGCCATAAACGATTTTTCATTCTACAACGATGGGGAGATAGATTCAGAACTAACAACATTTAAAATTCCATACTACACGTATAGCGAAGGATTTGTTGAGGGTTCAGATACGAGTGCCATAAAGATAGACATCACGGGTCGCAAATGGATCGACCCCGTTTCAAACCTCATGCCATCGGTGTATCGTTCATCCAATGGTGCGGAAAGATTTTACTACGCAAAAGACGATACATACAAAATCCCCGACACTGATAACTATTATACGTTTAAAAATCTATACAAACAAGGCTTCCCACATCAAGGGTCGGTATCTTACGATGATATAAAGCCTACAATAAACGGAGTAAAAAATTCCAAAGGTGAGCTATTTGGGGAAATTACAGATGTAGCTTTTGATAGCAATGATTCAGATGTAAAAGGAAGTGATGGAGAAACATTCTTACATCAATACTTCTATATCAAATTGCATATTTTTGATGGTGAGTTTGGTTTTAATCTGTTTAAGCAAGCATTAGCAAGTGATAATGCAAAGATAAACATGATTGACTGTCAGGGTTGCCCGGCTTGCGTATTCCCTATTGAGTCTTATTGGGATAGTGGTAAAAATAATTGCTACAATATTCTAAATACAGATGGAAATGGAAATCTTGTTGCTACAGGTAAATTAGATACAGAAAACGGATATAAGGGGGATTATATCTTTTTAGATAACAACGAGTCGATTTCCGACACAAAGAACCAAAACACGCAAGAGAAAGAGATTTGGATAGCTGTACAAAAAGAAACGTCCACACTCGGCATTGTTATGCCAAATGCGGCAGCAGGATTTAAACCAAAGAAAGGCGATAAGTTTGTCATTACAGGAATACAAATGCCACCTTCGCTTGTTTACGCGGCTGAAAAGCGACTCGATGATGCTCTTATAAAATACATGAGTGAGAATAATGAGGATCAATTTAATTACTCCATAAAATTCTCCCGTGTCTATCTTGCGGAGAATCCGGATTTTGCAAGCAAGCTTAATGAGAACTCTAAACTTGCAATAAGATATAACGGCAATACCGAACCAAAGGAGGTATTTGTGAGCAACTACACGGTAAAGGTTGAAAGTAATGCTTTAGCATCTATTGAGGTAGAATTAACCAACTCTCTTGAAGTTGCAGCATCCGACATAAAACAGATAATAGACTCCGTTAAAGGC